AATATCTCCCGTGGGTGAAGATGTACTCCCACGCCTTCCAAGGTCCTGGTGGTTGGTACATTGAGAACTCCCTGACCACCACTGGTGGTAAGGATCCCGTGTCTGAACTCAACACCCGTCTGTGGAACTCTGGTAATGATGCAGACAAAGAGACTGCACGGAAACAGAAACGTAAGCTTTCCTACTACTCCAACATCTATGTTGTGAAGGATCCCGCCAATCCTCAGAACGAGGGTCGTGTGTTCCTGTACAAGTTCGGTAAGAAGATCTTCGACAAGGTGATGGCTGCGATGCAACCTGAGTTCGAAGATGAAGATCCCATCAACCCCTTCGACTTCTGGCAGGGTGCAGACTTCAAGATTAAGATCAAGAAGGTTGCAGGTTACTGGAACTATGACTCCAGTGAGTTTGCCCGTCCCTCCGCACTTCTGGATGGTGATGATGATGCACTGGAAGCTCTCTGGAAGAAAGAGTATTCCCTGCAAGAATTGGTTGCTGCTGATCAGTTCAAGGACTACGAGACCCTGAAGAAGCGTCTCGACAACGTTCTGGGTAACGCTGCTCCTGCACGTCGTCCTGTTGCAGAGGAAGTTGAGAACGAAGATGACTTCCGTGGTCCTGCTCGTGACCTTGATGAAGGTCTCCGCAGTGAACTGAACAACCTCAACCGTGAACCTGTCGCTGTTGGTGGTGGTTATGCTGATGAGGATGAGGACGATGCACTGTCCTACTTCCAGAAACTGGCTGAAGAGTGATGGGAGAAGCTGTTCACGCATGGAACACCATGGGGTATGGAGAGGGTTTCCTCTTCTCCCTATGGGTGATCGGGATGTACTACATCAAACTCCGCATGGATCGTAAGTTTGGTCGATGAAAAAGAAAACAATCTGGCGTTTATGGGCTAAAGCACTTGGAGAGAAACCAACTAAATGCGACCGAGAGTCTGATACTATTGCTTGGATACGCACCTTTATTTTTGTTTCTTATCTGGTCACTAATGTGGCTATCGTTGCTAATGCCGTAAGACATTGGAACGATGTCCCGGCCACCAAAAACGACACTTGTTTTCAAAAATAGCGCAAAAAAAATTCTGGGGCTTTTTGACCTGTCAGGGTCGGCCCCAGTTTTTTGTAGCCATATACTGCGCGGTATATGGCGAGTTATACAATTCTTGTATTTTCGGTCTTTTTCAACGAATTGTTGATATATTGAGAAGATCTACCATATTTCATAATCGCATCAAAGTCTCTTAATACCTTATCTACGAACTCTGTCTTCACAAGGTCAATTACACGTTTTTCGTCATTCTTTTGTACTTCCCATTCAAAATAAGATACTGCCTTAATGGGTGATACTGTTCTAACTTGACCACCTTTAAGATACTCTACTTTAAAGTTTTCATCTACAACTTGGCCACTTTTTACAATCAACTGATTTGAAAAATCACGATATTCTGTAGTTTCGTAGTGATGAATTTCTACTAGTTGTTGTGGAGTGTACTTGTCATTTAAGTAGACATTGAGATCATACTCAGTCATTGGCCAATCATTTTTAATGTCAATGATATTGTTAGCTGTCAATACCAACCAATCAAGATTTGCGGATCCGTAATATTTTTCTGCAACGTTATCTGGTCTTTCATCACCAATAACGTTGTATTTTGTGAAAAGAACGAAGTTGCCAAAAAAGTCTTCTCTAATCTTTGCTCTGCGCCAAAGATTCTTGACGCGAACAGTATCTCCACTACTCTGTCTGTCGTTCAACAGAGATGGATAGTCGATTTCTGGAAGTTTTCTGAAATAGTTAGACATTAGAATGCTACGTCGTCTTCGTTACCAATGGTCAGATAGTCACTATCATACAGAGGAACAAGTTCTGAGAATGCTAAAGTGACAATGGTGGTGACTGGTTGACTGTCACCGTCATATGCTGCCCATCTACCAGCTTCACCTGTGTAGTCAACAGATACGTTAGTTAGGGCACAAGTCTTAAACTTATTTAATCCTTTGATGTTGGTATCTGGGCCAGTTCCAACCGTTCCTCTTCTCTTATATTCAAGACGGAATACGTCTGGTGTTCCAAGAAGTAAGTTATCACCAGATTCGTTAAATCCACCGAACGATACACCTTTTTTGACTGCGGATCTTTCTTTCAGAGCTCTAATAATTTGACGTACTCTCTGTGATTCTGGTGCGCTTCTTGGAGTGAATCTAATGGTAAATTGGAATGTTCTGAGCGCAGGACCAGTGAACAACAGTTCAAGGTTTGGATTTTCGATGACACCACCAAGACGTGTGATTGCTTGGTTGACATCAACGTTAATATTAAAAGCACTCAGAGCACCTGCTAATTTGTTTGCAGCAAGTCTTCTTCTAACAAACTTAGTTTGAAGTGCATTGACACCACCTGATACACTTCTTCCAATTAAAGCTGCAGCTGTCGTAGCACCATCTTGCAGATCTCCTGCAAGTCCTTCTGCTGCAGTATCACTTTCGGAGAATAGAGCACCTGCAACTGCTTGCGCAGCTTCTCCAGCTGTACTGGTCATTCGCCCAGGACCCCAGTTCACACTGTTTTGATCCCGAATTGCATTAGGAATAGGGATCTGGATGATTTCTCTTGCTTTTTCTTGTCTTGCATTTTGGAATTGCGGTGATGATGTATTGATTGTTGGTAATCCACCCGCAGTATAACTAAAAATCCTAATCTGGAGATAATCTTGTTCGTTTGTATCCATATCTATTGGATACTTAAGAACTGTATCTCCACCAATCAGTCTATCTTGACTTCCTGGTGTTTCTAAACCAGGAACTGTTCTATTTGCTCCTCGGAAAGCATCGATTAAGTCTGATCCATACTGTGCAGCACTTTCTACGATTGTTTGTGTGTTATTAAAACCAGAAAGTAAAGTATTTGGTTGAAGTGGTGGTAGAGTTGCATCACCTGTCAGATTTACTCTTGCCTTTTGTAGATCGATGATAGCTTTGTTGTTAGCAACTCTTAATAGGTCTGCTCCACCATTAGCCTCAATCAAATCAGCATCCCAACCTTCACCTTGGTTTGCTTCTGGAATATCTGTATAACTTGTTAAAGAAGTTGCATTCTTAATCTGGAACAGTGTCGTTCCTTCATTATTTTGAAATTCTTGATTTGTTGCTTTGATTACTGAGTATGTGTCAGCAACTGCATCAATCTTTACATAGAAAGATGACTTAGTTTTTGGTATGTTTAAGAGACCAGTACTTGAAATTTTTTCTTCCGCCATTACTTATCCCTCCATACTCTATAGGATGGATAATCTACTCCGTTGGGAGTGACAAATTTTTCGGTAGGTAACAGTGACACGTCAGCCATCTCTGCTTCTGGAACTCTCATCATGCCACCTTGTATCCCACCAAAGTAATACCTGTGTAAGGTTTTATTGGGTACAACTACACCATCTCCACTATTTAGAAGAGATAACGCAACACCTTGTCTTAGTTTAGGTGCCAAGTAATGTAAGTTTGCTCCCAGAAAACCATCTGGAAAAGTATTAATTATGTATGTGAGTGGGAACTGATCATAATACTTCAATCTGTTTGGTTTAGTTGCGATGTAATTGAAGAAGTACATCTCTCCAGCTTCTGCTGGACCAGACTGATCTCTATCACTGTCTGGATCGTCATACTCTGGACCTTGGTAGTTTTGCAGAACTTGTGCTAAGGTGCCACGATACCAATCGCGGCTGCGATTCTTGTTACCTGCTTCAGATTTGACGATAGACGCGATACTCATTTAATACCTAGTTCTTTCTCAGTAAAGATCTTGAACTCCCAAAGACGATCATCACAGAATTCTTTACAAGCTTTCCATTTAGCTTGATTCGTACCCCAGGTATATACTTCGTTGATCCAAGTCTTTGTTTTCTTGGGTGGATTGGGGTTTGGTTCTCTACACTGTTTTGCTGGTTTGATCTCTACAACCATTCGACGCATACGGCCAGTTGCGTCAATATATTTGATGTAGAAATCTGGGAAGTACCTTCTCTTCTTTCCTGTCACTGGATCTTTGTATGGAACAAAGAACTCTTCACTGCCCCATTCAATAATGTTCTCGGTGTCGTCACAATATTTGCAAAACTTTCTTTCCCAAAGAGACCTATAGATGATATTTGTTGGATCACCTTTATATTTCTTTGGATTGGAAGGCTTATACTTCCCCTTATAACTCATAAATAACTCTTAACTGGCTGATATCTATTTAGAACCCATGCCTTTCGGTCCAAGACGATATCGAATCGACGATATCCGTTCCAGATTTCAAACTGTTGCACTTGATAACACATATCAAGTGTATTTCAACATGAACTCTTATGTGGTCAACGCGGCCAAAGAAAGGGGAATCGATCAAAGGTTTTTGACCGAAGATCTTGGTTTGTATGTGTCGGATGCTGTTTTACCAGGATCAAGTTTCGGAGATATTGAGGTTGCTGGTGATCGTCAAGGTATCACCGAAAGAGTTGCGTTTTCTAGAATCTATGATGATGTGACCTTTAGTTTCTATGTTGATAGGGATTATAAGGTCTTGAAGTTCTTCGAATCATGGATTGAACTTGTAAATCCTCTGTCTGGATCGCAGAGTAGAAACAGTCAAGTAATGAGACTGAATTATCCAGACACTTATAAGTGTGGGATGAAGATATACAAATTCAACAAAGACAGATTTAGTCGTGGACCACAATCTGCAAATGAACTTGAATTTGATTCTTTGAATAGAATCTCCATGATTGGCTATAACTTCTTCAGAGCCTGGCCATATTCCATTGCTTCCACACCTGTGAATTACAATGGATCAAATGTGTTACAATGTAATGTAACCTTTAGATATGATCGTTATATTGTGGATAATGTTACCATCAATAGAAGTTCTAATGTAACTCCTGGTTCCATTCTTCAACAACAGGCACTCTTTGAACAAAACCTTCTTGAAGCCACTGGTGGTGGTATTGCATTGACTGGTGCTGGAACTGCACAAGAACTTTTCGAGATCAATAATATCGGTGGAGCTTTTGGTGGTCCACAAGAAGGAGACACTCCTGAAGCTTTCCAAGGTAACTTCAACATTGGAGTTGACATCGGATAATCACTCTAAATAAATCACTGACTCTCTTATCATGCCTTTACCTACAATTTCAACCCCTACCCATGAACTGACTTTACCATCAACAGGAAAGACAGTTAAATATAGACCCTTTTTAGTTAAAGAAGAAAAAATCCTTATTCTTGCGATTGAGAGTGGAGATCTCAAAGACATCACAAGAGCTATTAAGGATGTATTGAAAAACTGCATCATGACCAGAGGTATCAAGGTGGATCAACTTCCCACCTTTGATATTGAGTATTTGTTTTTAAACATCCGTGCAAAATCTGTTGGTGAAAGTGTTGATATTATTGTGACCTGTCCTGATGATGGTGTCACTGAGGTTCGCACTAAGATCTATATTGATGAGATCGAAGTGAAGAAAAACAAGGACCACACCACTGACATTCAAATTGATGACAACTATACTTTGAGGATGAAATATCCATCTCTGGATCAATTCATCAGTGAGAACTTCAACTTTAAGGGTGATACTGATGATACCTTTGCTCTTGTAGCATCTTGTATCGATATGGTCTATAGTGAAGATGAAGCTTGGTCCGCTTCAGATTGCACTAAGAAAGAACTCATTACATTCATCGAACAGTTCAACTCTTCTCAATTCAGAGAGATTGAGAAATTCTTTGATACTATGCCCAAACTTTCACATACCGTTGTTGTGAAAAATCCAAACACGGGTGTTGATAATGAAGTGGTCTTGGAGGGGCTGTCAAGTTTTTTCGCCTGAGTATGGCTCATATAAATGCTGAGTCATACTACGAACTTAATTTTTCGTTGATGCAGTACCATAAATACTCTTTGACGGAAATTGAAAACATGATGCCGTGGGAGAGAGACATTTATGTATCTCTTCTTAGAAACTATCTTGACGCTGAGAAACTCAAACAACAACAAGAACACGGTCTCGGTTAATGGCAGTAGGATTAGGAGCGTTATTTAAGAATATCTTGAAACTTGGCGTCAAGGAAGGCGCCAAGAAAAGTATAGCTAATAAATTGTTTGGTCAACCAGAACCTCAGGGTGATCAACTATTAGATCTTTTAGAAGAAGAAAGAAGACAAAGGGCCATGGAGTTCCTTGGTGGTGGGGGACCAAACTACTACCAAGATCCTAGGGATGACGCTCCTAACATCATGATACCTGAACCTCTGGTTCAAACTCCCACAAGTGATATTGTTCCACAACAGACTGTTGTTCCTCAAATTATTGAAGCTCCAAGAGGTGCGGTCAGTCGTAGTGTAGCTGGTATCGTCGAAGAAATAGATCGCATTAACTCCAATATTGCAGCAATCACACTGGCAATGGCTAGTAGTGCAGAATTGGAGAAGAAATATCGTGATGAGATGATCAAGGATCGTGAAGAACTCCTTGCACAGAGAGGAAAGGCAAGATCTCAAAGAAGGGCCACGAGACGTAGATCTCAAGCTAGAGGATTCTTTAGACCAATTAGACGAGCTGCGAGAAGAGCTGGTGGTGGACTTCGCAACTTAGGAAACGCAGCCCTGATGGGACTGGGTATTGAAACTGCTGCATTTGTTGTTAAAGCCCTTGAGAAATTCATGGGTGGTCCAGATGATCCAACTACAGCACCAACTGCAAAAGGTGCTGATGATTTGTTCACTGTTATCTCTGGTGGTGAAGGTGGTATAGATTCTTACAACACTGGAACTGCGGGAAGTCAGGCTGGATACGAGCCACCAAAACCAATTTCTCAAATGACCTTTGGGGACATCATGGATGCCCAGGATGCAGGGTCATTGTTTGCGGTTGGTAAGTACCAAATCACTCCAGATACCATGAAAGGTTTTGTGAGTGGTATGAACATCAAGAGAACTGATGTTTTCAATGAAGAGAATCAAGATAAGTTTAAAGAGTATGTTGTAACTAAGAAGAGACCTAAGGTTGGTCAATACTTGGCTGGTTCTAAGAAGATTAGTAGAGATCAAGCTCTCTTAGAGCTTGCTGCTGAGTTTGCATCTGTTGGTGTTCCTTATGACATGAAACAGGGTGAATACTCTCGTTATGATCCTAGTTTGGGTGGTCCTGTTCCAAGTAGAAACATCAAAGCTGGTGAGAGTTTGTATGTTGGATATGGTGGAAACCGTGCAAGTCCTAACCTTGGACCAGATAGGTTAGGACCACTCCTGGAAAAAGCCAGAGAGAAGGCAATGAGAGGTGGTGGTAGTAATGGTCCTGTAGAGCCAACAAATAACGGTGGTGGACAACAATCGTCCGCCTCATTTACTCCAATGTCAAGTGATATTGCTATGAGTGGTGGTGGTGTTGGTCCTAGGAGCCCAAATGTAACTGTTATTGATAGAAGAGTTGATGTTGCTCTTCGTGGTAAAGGTGGTGGAGTTGCTCAATCCACAGAGATCCCAGATCGTGATCCTGGTGGTGGTGGACTTTACGAACAATATATGGAGGTTGCATAAGACATGGCTTTTAATCCATTCCACGATTTAGATCCAGCAGATAGAGAACGTGCCATTGAACAAATGGGTGGTGCAAACACCACCGACTTGAATATAATCCGTAACAGACTGAGAACAACAACTTCTCAGGTTAAAGGTATTGTTAATCTACTGAAGAGAAAGAACTCAACAGTCAAACAAGATCTTGATAGAATTAAGTTATTAGATCGTAGACTGAAGAGAGTTATTCCAATCATTCCTGGAATGGCTGGAGTTGCTGGTGCTGTCTTTGGTGGTCCTCAACGTGTTCAAGGGCGGCCGCCAGGTGGTGGTTTGCCTCCTCTGGGTGGATTGCCTGGTGGTATTCCCAGAGGTCCTGGTGGAAGACCAACGGCTCCAACACCTGTACCTGTTACTCCAACAGTCCCTGTACCTGAAAAAGAACGAGAACGAGAAAGAGAACCAGAAAAAGTTCCTGAACAACCACCAGTAACTATACCTGAAAAAGAACGAGAACGAGAACGAGAACGAGAAAGAGAACCACGAAGACAACCTCAGTGGGAATGGCCAGAACTTCCACCATTTATTCTTCCACCACTTCGTGATCTCCCTGGATTAGCATATGGTCTTAACAACACAATTGTTGCTAAAGCTAATGCCCTTTCTGGAAAACTTAACGCTATTGCAAAGGATTTTGGATTTGATTTTAATTTAGATCGTGACAAATTAGCAGCTGAATTTGCAAAGTTACCTGAACAACTAAAAGCAGAACAAGAGAAACAAGCAAAGGCAGGTTTTCTTCAAAATTTGAAGAATCCAAATTTTCTTATTCAATCCATTGCATTGCAACAGACATTTGGCAATCTAGGCAGACCTGGACGTGACAAGTTTGGTGATACAGCAATGAAATTAAAGCTTGCTTCTAGATTTGCCAGACTTTCCAGAACTGCTAATCTAACTAGAAGAACACCAATCGTCTCAGCACCTGCTGCACGGATGTCGCAACTGTCCGCACCGTATGAAGAAATTGTAAAAGGTCTTAGTTATGCAACTAGAGAGGGTCGTCGCATAGGTGGAACTACGGTTCGTAGAAGAGCTCCATTGATGCAAGGATTTGAAACTGGTGGACTTTATAGAAAAGGACCTACGATTACACCTGAAGAAAGAGCAATGAGGCAAGCCCTGATGGACATTGTTGATGAAGAAACTCTTAGAATGCTTGATGATCCTAAAAACGTTTATTCGCAACTTGCAAGAGCTGATGTAGATAAAATTGTTGCACAAACTTATAAGAGAGCTGACGATATTGCAGAACAAATTTTTGGTATCAAAACAAAACCAGCTAAAAAGGCTGTTACATCCATGAACGTTTTGAAAAGTCCTAGAAACTTTATGAACTCCTTCATGGAGGGTGATATTGCAATTCCACCAGGATCTGTTGCTGATATTCTTGGGTTGAATAATGATGCATTGAGAAAGAGATTTGGTTACTATCTCCTTCAAGCACCTCCAGGCAGAAAAGAGCAGTATTCTAACTTCATTTACAAGATTTCAAAAGATCTTGGTATCGTACCAGGAAAATCTACAAATCAACTTGATGATAATACTGTAAAATTCTTGATGCGTTTCTTTAGACCTTCTGCAAATGCGTCTACTGATATTAGACCTGGAATATTCAAGAAATTACAAGAGGGTAATTTTGTTGAAAAAGACAAATTATTTGGTGAGTTCTTATCTATAGATGATATTAAAAATCTAAAAGATCCTGCACAAATCCCTGGAGTTCCTGATCCAAAACTTTTGTCACCAGGAGCTGAAAAAATTTCTGGTCCAAGAAGTTCTGTCATGGGTGTACCACTTTCTATGGATATTGCTTCATTAAATAGTCAAATAGATAACACCGACATTGTAATCGTTCTCACAGGTCCTAAACCAGTCGCCGTCTAATGTCATACATCAAGGATATTCGTTTCAATACTTTTAGACTTATCGATCTGGAAGGTAATCCAGCTGACATTGGCGGAGAGATCAATGCAATTTTGAATTTTGACTATTATGAAAGTATCTTCCAACCAAACATAAACGTCACTGCTGTTCTTGCAGGTACAGATCAAATTCTTGCATCCAGAAAGTTCAAAGGCACTGAAACAATGTCCTTTGAAATTGCACACCCAACTGGAACTTTGTCTTTTGATGATCTCACCGTATCATCAACACAACAAAACGATAACAGTTCCACTTCTACTCTTTATACTATTCTTGCAACTAATCCAGACGCATATAAGAACTATTCAAACAAACTCACACAGAGGTATGATCCAAAGGCTCCAATCAGTACACATGTCAATAGTATTCTAAACACACTTGGAACGACCAGACCTGTATATATTGAACAGACTGCCAACTCTCACGGTTTTTATGGTAATCATTGGACACCTTATAAAGCCCTGTATTGGTTAGCAAAGAGATCTGCATCTGGAACTGGTAGTGATGATGGTTCTGGAACATCTAGAGTTGGATTTACATTCTATGAAACTGCTGATGGGTATAGATTTGAGAGTATTGATACTATCGCATCAGAAGCAAAAACTAACGTAATTGAATTTTTCAGACAAAGTGATGTTGTTGATGAGAACGAGGATTTCAACATATACAACATGAGATTCGAAAAAGATCAGAATATACTTGACCAAATGGCGAAAGGTATGTATAGTGATAGTGCCAAATATTTTAACGTTCACAGTTTAGCTCAAGGTTTCAAAGTACCTGGTCAAGAACTGAGTTATGCTAACAAAGTTTTCTCTGGTCAATCACATTTTGGTAGTGAAGGCATTGCCAACTACTCTTTTAATGATTCGATGAACTTTGATAGTGTTCAGTTTTTTGTTGATGGAACGATGAAAACCGATGGTCAAATGGAGTATAATGCTGCAGGAGACGGAGAAGACAACATTCACAAAACCAAAGCTCAATCAAGAATGAGATATGCATCGATCATGTCTAGATCATTGAGAGCAACGGTTCCACTTAACTTCAGACTCAAAGCTGGCCGTGCCATCGACATCTCACTAATTCAAAGTGGAGTTGGTGAATCAAAACACCAAAGTGGTGTCTACATCATCAAAGATTTAAGACACAATATTGAAATGACTGAAGACGGTATTAAAGGATTCACTCATCTCAGACTTCTAAGTGACTCCTATGGTGTTGATAGTGATGTCACAACAAACAATTTTCTTGAGTAAATAGTTCAATACGAAACAAAGCTATGGAAAACATCGACCAACACATTAAAAAAGACGAAGAACTTCTGAGTGATCCCACTATTTCGCCACAGTCGCGCCGTCATACTGAAGAAGAGTTGGAAGCACTGAAAGCATATAAAGAAAACCACCCTGGTGAGTCACACGATCCCACTCCACTTGAGTTGTATTGTGACACTCATCCCGATGCTTCTGAGTGTAGGGTCTACGACGACTGATAAATAAAAAAAACTTTGTCTGATAGATGGTAGATCTACTTGAAGGCTCATCAAACTTTGGATCTGAGGTTAAATGGTGGATCGGGGTAGTTGCGCCTCGATCTGCCTGGGCTGATGGTGGAAACTATGATAACGACAAAGACTACGGTAATAAACAAAACAAGGGTGAAGTAGAGGGAATATACTACAACCGCGTAAAGGTCAGAGTGGTTGGGTATCATGACCAGATTGCTAACCCATATGATCTGCCTTGGGCTAACATCATGGCATCACCCATGATGGCAGCTGGTTATGGTGGTCTAGAACAAAACCATATGTTGCGTGGTGGTGAAAGTGTCTTTGGTTTCTGGGCTGACGGTGAGGATGAACAGAAACCAGTAATCATGGGTGTCTTTTATAGACACGTTACCGCTGAAGATGCTGGTCCACCACCACAAGGAAAACAGGCTCCATTAAAGAACGGAAACGCACAACAAAATCCTGATGGTACTTTTACACCAAAAGGAACAACGGAAATTGTAACTGGTCGAAAGATTTCTATTAACCAGAGAGGAACTGTAAGACTGGTTCTTAACCAGAAGAGTGCTGAGAAAAAAGAAGAATCTGTATCTCAAGCTGCAGAAATTTCTGATGATCAGTTAGATGTTGGTGCATCGAAACCAACGTGTAAAAGAGACAATGCGATCGGTGAAATTACTTATCTTCTTGGTGAGTTCTCAAAGATTCTTATCACTGCACAAAATTATGCAAACTTCTATGTAAATGGGATTACTGGAGTTCTTCAGAATCTTCAGGGCGAGATTAATCTTATCGCTTCTAAGATTGCAAAGATCATGACAGGTCTTTTCAATGGTGTTCGTGATTGGATCTTTGCTGAGATTGGAAAAAGAATTTCTAACTTTATCAACAGTGTTCTTCCAGAAGAAGTCAAACCTATTTTTGGTTTGAGTTTGAAAGAGATCATGGATACAATCTATTGTATCTTTGAGAATCTAATCAAGTCTCTGTTGAAGACAGTTAGTGATTTCTTAGCTGCATTAGTTGGTAAGATGGTTAATGCACCAATCTGTGCCGCAGAACAGTTCGTTGGTGGTCTTTTAAATCAACTCAGTCAAGGTATTAGTGATGCAATTTCACCAATTCTGAATAGTTTGAGTGGTAGTCTTGGTGGTGCTCTTGGAAAGGTAAATGAGATCATCGATAAGGCTTTAAATTTTGTTGGTCTTATCTACAACTTCATTGGTTGTGATGAGTTCAAGTGCCCACAACCATCTAGATGGGATAACAGACTTGGACCATCTCAATCAGAACGTGACAATGCAAACAAAATCTTCAAGAGTATTTCACTTCTCAATATTCCTACCGCGTTTGATGAAAATGGAAATCCAAAACAGACTCTTGGTGGTTTCTTAGATGAGGCTGGTGAAAATACCAGTAGTATCTTTAATCTGACACCAGGACAACAACAGAGTGCTGCTGAGGTTGCATCTCTGGTTGGTGGTTGCGAAACTCGCGTCCTGCGTTGTGGTCCACCAACGATTCAAATCTTTGGTGGAGATGGTATTGGTGGATTTGCAAATGCTGTTGTTAGTAACCTTGGAGACATCATTGGTGCTGATGTAATTGAGAGAGGAATTGGATATTCACCAGAACGACCACCATATGTCACGTTCAAAGATGCTTGTGGAAATGGAGCTGGTGCAAGAGGTCGTGCAATCATTGGTGCTGATGGTGGTATTGATCGTATTGTGATTGATTATGGTGGATATGGTTATCTTAATAATTTTGGCGATGTGATCACAACCGAAGGAACTATTCCTGGAACTCCTGTAGAAGGTGACGAATTGGTTGGTCAAATTGACGAAGTTATTGTCACAAACCCAGGAAACAGTTATAATCCTGGAGATATTATTACTGTTGGTAATGGTGCTGTTTTAGAACCAGTTGTTCAGGATGGATATGTTCTTGAAGTGAAGGTTCTTAATCCTGGACTTGGATTTACTGAACTCCCAGATATTGAAATAAATAGTGAAACTGGAGTTGGTGCAGCCTTTAGACCAGTTCTCAAGTTCACTAGAGTTGACGAACTTTCTCAACCACTTGACCCAGGTAAAGTTGTACAAGTCATTAACTGCGTATCAAGATAATGGGAAAAATTAAAGACGATCTAGATTTTGAAAATAAAAAGAATTATAGAATTGATGGTGGTCAAGATACTCCATATGGTCGTTTAAGTTATAGAGTCCTTACTAAGAATGGTAATAGTCTTGGATTCTATGATAACGGTGAGAGTGGAGAGGACATTCAAGAAACCACAAGTGGTAAGTCTGTAGAGGCTGTTGGTAATAAAATCAAAAAGTCTAAGACTGCACTGGAAGATCCTCTTGTTCCTGCGAAAGTTATCAACGCAAAACACGGTGATATTGTTCTCAATGCAGAAGATGGAAACATCATTCTGAAAGCCGACAACATCTTGATTGAAGCTGATGGTACTCGTGATGATGGTGACGGTGATATTCTGATCAAGGCTAATAAAGGTATTCGTGTTGATGCACCTGATGTTAGACTTGATGCTGGTCAACTAAGAATGATGGCTAAAAAAGATTTCACCTTGGTTGGAAAGGCTTATGGTGAGGTCATTGCTGGTTTTCTTACGGTTGGATCTGCTGCAGATTTTGGTGGATCAAGTCTCTTAAATAAAATTACCTCTATCGCAAGAAACTTCTTAGGTTTTTAATAATGGCATTTTACCCTTCTATTCATGGTAGCCGAATGGTTCTCGGTGGTGAAGCGCCAGCGGGAATCACGAAGGTACAAACTAAACCTTATGATGGATCACTTCTTGGTGGTTTGTCTATTCTGAATGGACCTGTTCAGATTGGTGTTGCACCTCTTGCTGTTCCTCCACTTGGAACAGTTTTCATTGGACCTAATCCACCAACTTCAGGACCAACATCTCTTGCAGGGTTGCATGTTTTACATCCAGTCCTCGGTATCAACATTTATTCACCGATTGCGTTACAACATTTCGGAATCCTGAATGGATTTGGTATTACAAACAAGTTTGCTCCTGTTTTTCACTACAGAACTACAACTCTTCTTGATGTTCTTCTCAAGCTTGGAAAGAGTGTAGAGACGGGTGGAACAATTAAAGCAGAACCAAGTATCAATGAGTCAACGCCAAGTAGACAGACAGCTGGTAACTGGACTCATGCTGGTAATATCACTGCAACCAACTTTACGGGAAATATCAATGTTCAGTCCTGGAAAGGATTTGACATCAAACATCCTAAAAAACCAAATAGACGTATCCGTCACATTTGCGTAGAAGGTCCAGAAGCTGCAATCTACATCAGAGGAACTCTGAAGGGATCTAATGTTATTGAACTTCCAGACTATTGGGATGGATTAGTTGATATTGAATCAATCTCTGTTCATCTGACTCCTATTGGTTCTTATCAAGAGTTATACGTTGATAAGATTGAGTGGGGTAAGAAAGTCATCGTCAAGAACAATCAAGGATCTGCAATCAACTGTTACTACAGAGTTGAAGCTGCTAGAATTGATGGTGAACCACTGATTGTTGAATATGATGGAGAAACACCTGCTGACTATCCTGGAGATCCAACACAATATTCTATCTCTGGTCATGATTATGGGAGGAAAGACTGATGCCAGAAAGTAACGAAGCCAGAACAGAATATCTTTTAAAGGATATTGATGTTCGTATCAAGAGAGAAGAACAAGTTCTTGGTATCAATACAGAATCATCTGTAAAACCACTTCTTGATAAATCCAATGAACTTATTGATTCTTACATTCCCGTAATCAATGGTATTGATAATAAGATTGTTTCTATCGGACAGTCTATCAATCTTCTCAAGGATGAAATCATCAGTCTTGTAGAGACTGCGGTGGGAACAAGTACAGAAGTCTATTGTGGTATCGCTAGCACTGGTCCTGGAGGTGCTTGTGGACTGAGTACCGATGGTGGTGTTGATGGTGGATGGGCTGGTGGTATTTCTACATGTCTTGTTGGATATTCAACGGAATATTATGATACCATTACCACAAATATTTGGGGATTCTCTAGCACATCATATAATCCATTTACTGTTACAACGGGAATCTTGACAGATGCTAGTAGTACGTTTGGTGCTGGGATTGGCACTTATCTTTTTGTTACTCAAGATAATTCTTCTTATATTGCTGGTTATCGCGTAAGTCTTGGGTCTTCTGATACTTGTTCTGCAACTCAAACTGAGATTGACAGAAAAGATGGTGAAATTACAACTCTTAGAGATGAAATTGGTCACTATATTGGTATGGTTAATAAAATCAGAGAAGATCGGTGGAAAGAGGAACTTGCCAGATGGGGTCAACTGAGAGCTCAAACTCTTGCGGGTGAGGAACGTGACAGATTGGTTGGTGTTCTCACTGCTTTCAACGACAGCACCTACAACAGCCTCTTTTTGAAGTGACACAGGGGCCTTGCCTGAGACCCCTGGCTCTGGTATTATACATAGGTAATCGAGGGGGACACCCAATGATCGAAGAAGAGTTCGTAACTAAAGTGGTTATCGACCTTTCTCGCCGTGGTTTTTACATCACCAGTAATCTTGGTGACGAACGTGAAGTTCTTTGCGATACTATCGAAGAGTTCTATCAAGTCCAAACGGTTATTGATGCTGCATATGAATTTGGTGTTGATGTGTCCTATGCAGATCCCCTCGTTTCACAAGATGCGGGTGTGGTGTAGTGGTAACATGCGAGCCTTCCAAGCTCCTGTCACGAGTTCGAACCTCGTCACCCGCTCTTTAGTATTTTTCCTATGAGACCTGAAACCCGCAAGTCAATGGAGATGTTGTTCTCCGCCAAGTGGAACTTACCACAAGCCGCACGAAATGCGGGATTGACAAACAAAGAGATGAAAATCACATTCAATGAGTATTGTGCATTTCATCCTCCTACATATGTTTTGAACAACGAAGATCAACTCAGTTTATTCTGAGTTTCTCTGCCCGTGTAGTCCAACGGCAGAGACAGAGGACTTAAAATCCTTCCAGTGTCGGTTCGAATCCGACCACGGGTATAGTCTCGGGATGACTTTAAAAGCGCCCTGGTCGGGATCCCCCCAACTGTGGATGTGATGTAAGGAAACACGCCTCTTCGGAGAGTATTGCAGGTATCAAACCCTGTCATCCACACCTTGCCCTTGTAGCTCAGTGGTAGAGCGCGGCTTTTGTAAAGCCGATGTCGCAAGTTCAAATCTTGTCGGGGGCTTTGGTAGGCGATGTCTACCATACGGGTCGGGATCATCATATCCGACCCACCACGGGGTGTAGCGCAGGTGGTAGCGCGCGGCTTTTGGGAAGCTGAGGTCGGAGGTTCGAGCCCTCTCACCCCGATATTATAATCGTCTAAATATAAGGAGAAGAAATCTTGTACGCCGCAGGATAGCGAAATGCCTTTAAGTAGACTAGAGAATTTCCTGAAGAATGTTGAAGGTAACATCCTCTATGTAAACCCAACTGATCTAGATGCAACTGATAGTATTGAGAATCAGGGTAATTCATTAACGAGACCTTTTAAGACTATTCAAAGAGCACTGCTTGAGGCAGCTAGATTTTCGTACCAAATTGGACAGAACAACGATAAGTTTGATCGTACAACAATTCTTCTTTATCCTGGTACTCATGAGATTGACAACAGACCTGGATATAATGTAACAGATAGTGGTGGAACTGCGGTCTATAGAGATAGAAACGGAAATAGCCAGACTCTAACACAACTTACTGACGAGAGTAACTATAACTTAGATGATGCTGGTAATGATCTTTACAAGTATAACTCAGTAGAAGGAGGTGTAGTTGTACCTCGTGGTGTATCTATTGTTGGTTTAGATCTTCGTAAAACAAAAGTTCGCCCTAAATTTGTACCAAGTCCAACTGATGATTCTGTCGCCAGAACTTCCATCTTCCGTGTAACAGGTGGTTGTTACTTCTGGCAGTTCTCTATCTTTGATGGTGATCCTATCGGATCTGTTTACAAAGATTATACGGCTAATAGATATTCTCCTAGTTTCTCCCACCACAAACTCACTGTATTTGAATACGCTGATGGTGTAAATGGTGTAGGTGTTGGTACTTCTTCTACCACCACTGACCTCTCAATGTATTTCCATAAGATCCAAAGGGCTTATGGAGATAGTTCTGGTCGTGCTATTGGTGATTGGCCTTCAACAACTGATATGCAACCTAAGTTGCCTGAATATCAGATTGTTGGTCCAGTTATTCAAGATAATGTTGGTATCAATAGCCTTCGTGCTGGTGCTGGATCTAAGACAAATACATCTACTACAATCACCGTAGATTGTTCCGCTGCTCACGGACTGGTTGTTGATAGTCCAGTAAGAATCGCTGGTGTTAATACATATCCAAACATTTATAATGGCAACTTTGTTGTAAGTGGTGTATCTTCTGATAGAATCTTTACATATCAGTCGTCTAGTGCTCCTCTTGATGGTTTACCTGACCTTGATGGAGATGAAGTTGTCATTGCAGACACTGATAGTGTAACTGGTGCATCACCATATATCTTCAACTGTTCGTTGAGATCTACTTATGGTATGTGTGGACTTCATGCTGATGGATCTAAAGCCACTGGCTTTAAGTCCATGGTTGTTGCTCAATATACTGGAATTGGATTACAGAAGGATAATAATGCCTTCCTTCACTATAATGCAACCACTGGTCAGTATGATACAAATGCCACTGTAGCTGACAGTGAGAAGCCTCTCTATTTGAATAGTGATGCAATCTATAGACCATCTTATGAGAACTTCCATATTAAGTGTTCTAATAATTCGGTTCTTCAAGTTGTATCCGTATTCGCTATCGGTTATGCACAACACTTCCTTGCTGAGTCTGGTGGTGACCAATCAATCACTAACTCCAACTCAAACTTTGGTGCAAAAGCTCTGATTTCAAAAGGTTTTAGAGACTCTTCCTTTGGTAGAGACAATAGAGGATTTATCACTCACATTGTTCCCCCACAAAATCTTGTCAAGAATGATACATCCGTAGAGTGGTTAGCTGTTAACGTTGGTCTCACAACTGCACCTGTTGGTGTTGGAACAACGGCTAAGATTTTCCTGGATGGATTCACCGATAGTGATATTGCACCACCAAACATTGTTGATGGATACAGAATTGGTGCAAGAACTTCTACATCGGATCCAGACTTACTGAATGTAAGTATTGCTGGTGTTGGAACATTCTCAACACCAATCAGAATGATTAACTTTGATGGTACTGAAGGTGTAGTTGGTAGAAAAGAATATGAGGTTGGTAGAGCTGGAACAGCAAGTAGTATTTCAAGTAATACGATCACGTTAAAGAGTGATCACAAACTGTTTGCTGGTGAAAGTGTTCGTGTTCTCTCTGATGATGGGCATCTTCCCGATGGAATTGAGAATGGTGTAATTTATTATGCGGTTACCAACCAATCACAAAATGAATCTCTGAATGATGATCAAATCAAACTGGCAAGAACTGAGAATGATGCTATCCTTGGTGGATCTGGTAACTTTATTACCATTAACAATAATCAGGGTGGTTTACTTAAGATCGTATCCAGAGTAAGTGATAAGACTCCTGGTGATTATGGTCATCCAATTCAGTATGATGAATCTAACAACAACTGGTATGTTCGTGGTGGTATATCCACATCTGAGAATACTCTTTGGACCAAGATTGTAGACAATCAAGATTCGATTGGTGCAAGAACTAACAAAACCTTTATCAAGAGAAAAGAAGATAATAGAGCCTTAGGTGACAAGATCTACAAACTCAGATATGTAATTCCAAAAGAATCTTCTGACGCTAGACCTCCAATTCCTGGCTATGCAATTCAAGAATCAGAAACCGTTGGTGTAACAACATCAACCGACTTCACTAGTAACATTCCTAATGTTAATGTTCAAAGAAACATTAGGATTCTTAAGAGTATTGATAGGGATTCAAACACTGGTGTAACAACAGTTGTAAGTGAAAAACCACACAACTTTATCATTGGCGATACCGTACAGTTCAATAAAGTAAAGAGTACAGGTAACCCAACGGGTATTGGTAATTCTGGATATAACATCTCAAGAACTATTGTTGGTATTACTAGCTCGAAGGGATTTGAGGTTAATTTTACAGAGAATGATCCTGGAACATTTGTTAGTGATGTATCAACTAGAGGACCAAATCTTCCAACAATCGCAAGAAAGTCTTATAAGGATACATTAACAGTATATCGTGTTGAGACTCTCAGAGCTCATGAATACAACAAACAGGATGGTGTTTATCACTTAATCTGTGTTGATTCTAGTATTTCTCCAACAGTAAATGAATTTACTGATGCTAGATTCAACCAAAATATTGAGAATCTCTATCCTCAGTTTGATGGTGATAACTTCACAATGGATCCGCTTCATGCAGCAAGTTTTGCTGTTAATGAACCGATTGGTAAGGTTGTTACTAACGAACTTACAAACAGTGTTACAAAAGAAATGTCCAACAATTTCATTGTTGGAAATAGAATTGGTTATGCAGTAACTGGTGCTCTTGGATCTTCGCAGGGTATCTCAACGGTATTCACCAACGTACAACATAATTTAAACTCTGTCATCTCTGTTGGTATTGGTTCTAGTGGTTTGAATTATGGTGCAGGTATTGCAACCACACTTCACAACGCAACTTTGTCATACGCTGGGGTTTCAACAGGTGAGGGTGCAACAGCTAATATTGCCATTGATGCCAATGGTGGTATTACTTCGATTACCATCGTTGATGGTGGTTCGGCTTATGGTGTTGGTCACACACTGAATGTAACTGGTGTTCAGACTGACACTGGTTATGTAGAGGGCTGGGTCACTGTTAATAAGATCAACGATAACATCGGTGACGCAATTCAGATCGTTGGTGTTGGTTCTGAGACTAATCGTTATAATTCTGGATTCAATGGTATTCATACCATCACTGCACTGACACCAAAATCAGTTTCTTATAATAATGGAGCTAATGCTGGTATCTACACTGCAACAACAGTTGGTATTCACACTGGATTCTTTATGCTTTCTGGTGATGCACCAGGAATCACCACAATCAACTATACCAACAAGACCAGTGGCATCGTTACAGTAACTACCGCATATCCACATGGATTGAATGTCAATAATACATTCAAGATTGTAGGTGCGGCTCAAACCATTTACAATGGTGAGTTTGTTGTAAATGAAAGAGTTGGTGTCAACACCTTTACGTTTAAGTTTACTGAATCATTTGATACTGATGCCTATGTTTCTGGTGGTCAAGTTCTTCCTATTGCTTATGGTGCAAGAGGTGGACTTACTCAGGCTGGAAATGAAAGAATCGGACAGAGACATGTTCCATTCGTTGTTGGAATTGGAACAACTCTTGGTGCTTCTGGGCTTACCACAACAACCACAACACTGACACTTTCTGATAGTTCTGGTTTCTATAAGGGTGATTACTTACAAATTGATAGTGAGATCATCAGAATTGCAAGTGATTTCTCATCGGATGCTGCAACTGTTCTGAGAGGCCAACTTGGATCCAGATCTGCATCTCATGATGGAACTTCTGTTGCTAAGAAGATTCGTGTAGTACCTGTAGAGAAGAGAAGATATTCTATTCTTCGTGCGTCTGGTCACACATTTGAATATGTTGGATTTGGTCCTGGTAACTACTCAACAGGTCTTCCACAAAAACAAAATAGAGTTCTTAGTAGAGAAGATCAGTTCTTATCACAGTCCAAACAGGACAATGGTGGATCTGTTGTTTACACTGGTATGAATGATGCTGGTGACTTCTACATTGGTAACAAGAGAGTAAGCTCCATTGATGGTACAGAACAAACCTTCAATGTACCAGTACCAACTACGACTGGATCTGATGTTACTACCGACGCTACAAGTGGAAGACTTGATGTTATCTTTGATAGTGTCAATATTCGTGAAAGTCTGGTTGTTGATGGTCTTAACAACACCACAATCAAACTCAATGCACCAACACAAATTAGTGAAAAACTGACATCCACATCAACTGATGGTGTTGAGGTAGTATCTTTGGATATTACTGGTGGTCTTGCACAACCAAGAACACTTACATATTCTTCTTCGCAACCTGTTGATGCTGGAACTGAAGGTGATATTATCTTCAATTCTAGCCCAACCTTTGGTCAATATGCTGGTTGGATCTATACACAACAAGGTTGGAAGAGATGGGGATTTGTTTCAACTGAAGTTGATGCAAATCAACTGAGTGTTGATCAGGTTGGTATCGGATCTACAAGTGCTGGTCGTCTTGGTACTCAAGATGGTATTGATGTTCGTGGTCAAATTGTTGGTGACAATCACCTGATTACTGGTATTGCAACTTTCCTTGGATCTACAAGCTTCAACGACATCACCTTCTTACAGTCCAGAACTGGTATTGGTACTGTCACAACAGAACTCAATGTAACTGGTGATGCAGTTCTCAGTGGAATTACTACTATCGATGATGGTAGATTTGTTGACATTCAAGTAAGTGCTGGTGCAACATTCAATGGAAACACTGATATTGGTAATGCAACCAGTGACACACTGACAATCACTTCAAGAGTTGATAGTAGAATTGATCCTTCTGCTGATGCAACATATGATCTTGGTGCTGGTGCAGTTAGATGGAGAAACATCGTTGCTTCTGGAGTTTGTTCTGCAACAAGCTTTGTTGGTGATGGTGCAGGTCTGACCAATACTGGTGCTACTCTGAGTGCCGCATCTGGTTCACAGAGACTTGTTCTTACCAGTTTGACATCTGGTACGATGACCTCTGCAGCTACTGAAGCTGCTCTCGCATATAATGCGTCTACAAATACTCTGACCGCAGGTACATTTAGTGGTTCTGGTGCTTCACTAACCAGTATTCCAAATAGTGCCACTACTGCTACTGCATCCAACACTGGATCTACTATTGTTTCTAGAGATTCTTCTGGTAACTTCTCTGCTGGTACAATTACTGCTTCTCTGACTGGTAATGTCACTGGTAATGCAACTTCCGCAGATACTGTAGATACAACCGCAACTTCTAGTGACGCAACCTATTACATCAACTTCGTTGATAGTTCTTCTTCTACTGCTGGTGAAACGATTAGAATGTCAAGCACCTTGACATATAATCCATCTACACAACAGTTCACAAACTCTTCTGATGAAAGACTGAAGACTAACATTGTTGGTATTACTGGTGCTGTTGAAAAGGTTCAACAACTTCGTGGTGTTGAGTTTGACTGGATCTCAAGTGGTCATCATTCAGTTGGTGTTATTGCTCAAGATGTTGAGAAGGTATTACCTGAACTGGTAGCTACCCGTGATGATGGCATGAAGGGTGTTGATTATGGTAAGTTGACTGCCGTTCTGATTGAGGCTATCAAGGAACAACAAGTTCAGATTAACGAACTCAAGTCAAGACTGGACGAACTAACTAAATAATAACAATGCCGATATATATCGGCTATTAGGTACATACCGCATTGAGAGAGCCATATGGCGTCGAACATTAAGTTCAAACGATCTTCTGTAGCTGGTAAAGTTCCAACGTCGGGACAATTACCAGTCGGTGAATTAGCCATCAACACAGCTGATGGTATTGTTTATACACAGAAAGACGATGGCTCTATTGTACCTATAGCCGGTGCTGGATCTTCTGTTAGAAACTTTATCTTTGTTTCAAAAGATGGAGATGATAACAACGATGGTCTTCGACTTGGAACCGCAAAAGCCACTATTAAGGCTGCAGTTGGATTGTCTACCGACGGTGACGTAATTCAGGTCTATCCTGGAACTTACCTAGAGAATAACCCGATTGTTCTTCCTCCACATGTTTCTGTCATTGGACAGGACTTAAGAACAGTTGTAGTTGCTCCTCAGAATACCACCCAAGATCTATTTCAAGTAGATAATGGAAACTATATCTCTGATATGAGTTTCACTGGGGCTGGATGTTCTGCGGTTGTTGCTTTTAGACCTGAAGGTGTTGGTATTATTACACAATCACCTTATGTAAGAAACTGCACTAATTTTATTCCTGGTTCTGTGGGAATGAAAGTTGATGGCAACTTGGCTGATAATGATAATGGAGTCTCTGGTTCCATGGTCGTTGATAGTTACACACAATATAATGTTGCAGGAACAGGTGTTTCTATCTCTAATGAGGCATACGCTCAGTTAGTTTCTATCTTTACCATTAACTGTGACATCGCTATCAATGCGGAAAGTGGTGGACAGGCTGACATTACAAACTCAAACTCCAGTTTTGGTAACTTTGGGTTAGTTGCATCTGGTCTTGGGACCATGATGGACGTTGGTATTGTTACCACTGCATCTGGTATTGGAAGTGATAAGGTAACTTTGGCTGATTTGAACACCCGTCCTTATGACGGTCAGGCCATGTTCTTTGATACTCTTTACTATGAACTGGAAAAAATTGATGTAACGAATGGTGGTTCTGGTTACACCTCTCCACCTACAGTTTTGGTTGAAGCTCCAACTGGACCAAATGGAGCGACAGCACTTGCATCCGCTGACATTAAAGACGGTAAGATCTCAGAAATTACTGTTCTTACCAATGGGTCTCAGTATACTCAGAATCCCACTATCACCATTACTGGTGGTGGTGGATCAGGTGCAGCTGTAACTACTGGTATTCAACCTATCTATTATACGGTTGAGAGTTCAACGGAACTTTCCAGTGGTATTTCTACTGTTACATTAACTCAGACTTTGAATAATGCAGTTGGAGTTGCTAGTACAGCTCCAATCTTCCAACAAAGTTTGATCATCGCATCTTCACACTCTTTTGAGTATGTTGGTGCTGGTACTGATAAGAATGCTGCAAGACCTAGAAGGGGTGGTGTTGGTATTCAAACTCAAGAAGTTGTGATGAGAGACGGTGGTTTGTGTGTATTCACAAGCACAGACCAGGCAGGTAATTTTGCTATTGGTCCAGATGTGAATATCAACCAGGCTACTGGAACGATCACTGGTCGTGCCTTTAGTCAAAGTCTATTAAATACAGTAACTCCACTCATCATCGCACTGGAAGATTAAAAAATGGCTGCAACGCAACTAAACACATTTAAGACGATTAGACATACTTTGACTACATCCAGTGTGGGCATTTACACTGCTCCAGTGAATGTTGCGACTGTTATATTGAATTTTACCGCTGCAAATACTGCATCGGGAATCTCATCAATCACTGCGTATCATTCTCGTAGTGGTAGTGATATTGAAATTGTCAAGAACTTTGCCATTCCTACAAAAGATACTGGTATTCTTGTTGATAAGAAACTGGTTCTTGAAACTGATGATGTTTTAAAAGTGGAAGGAACTGCAAATAGTGAGATTGAAGTTTTACTTAGTGTACTAGAATCGGCTAAGCAGTAATGGCAAGATTACTTTCTGGTAGAGTCAAGGTTACGTCACCTTTAGGTGTATCAACCGACAGATATTCTTACTTAAAGTTAGAAGAAGCAGAACCTAATGCTGGTGCTCCGTCTTTAGATGGTCAGGTTTTAGCTAGTCTTACTGACGGAACTAGATTTTGGAAGGCTGCTCCTGGTGCTTCTGCCATTAGTGGTATCACGATTAAAAGTGGTGGATCTGTAGTTGGAACTGCTGAGAGTGTTACAACTGTGGATTTTTCGGGTGATAATCTAACAGCCACAGCTTCTGGGGTTGGTGCTACGGTTACATTTAGTACCTCACCAACATTTACTGATCTTACCGTTTCTGGTATCGCTACGTTCGCGGCGGTTAAAGATCTGAATGTCTCTGGTGTTTCTACATTCCAAGGTAATGTAAATCTTGGTGATGAGGATAGACTGAGATTTGGTGATGATAATGACTTACAGATTTATCATGCAACTGGTGGAGACTCTAGAATTTTAGAAACTGGTTCTGGAAACTTAAATATTGATGCGAATAATTTAAGAATTAGAAACGCTGGTAGTAGTGAAATAAAAGCACAATTTATTACAAATGGTGCAGTAGAACTCTACTACGACAACTCCAAGAAATTTGAAACCACTGGCTATGGTGCAACTGTAACTGGAACATTATTCACCAATGAACTGACGGTATCTGGTGTTGCAACCATCAGTGGTCTTAGTTATCCATCATCGGATGGATCAAATAATCAAGTATTAACCACGAATGGCTCTGGTACTTTATCGTTCCAAAGTCTTTCTGCTCTTTCTGGATTTAATTGGGAAACAGACGGGCAAGATTTTGGACTCATTACAGATTCTGTTACTACATCGACTGACAATGGTTTAGTAACTCAGTCGGTTGCTAATTCATATACTCTTGGATTTATTGTTGTTACTGGATTGATTTACCCAACACAATTTGTGTTGCCTTCATATACTGTTGCGACATTACCGAGTGCTGCTACTGCGGGTGCAATGCTCTTTGTTACTGATGAAACGGGTGGATCAGTACCTGCTTTCTCCGATGGTACAAACTGGAGACGAGTCACAGATAGATCAATCGTATCTTAATTTTTTATTTTTTAACGGAGAAAGACAATGGCTGTACAGGTTCAATTTAGAAGAGGCACAAAAGCACAACATGACGCCTTTACAGGCGCAACTGCTGAAATCACTGTTAATACCACGGACATCACAGCACACGTCCATGACGGAACAACTGCTGGTGGATTTCCGTTAGCTAGGGCTGATGCTACAAACCTTGATTTCACTGGGCGAGCTGGTGTTACCACATTTACTTCTGTTGCAATTCATAATGGTACTATCAACAACACTACCATTGGTATTGGTACATCTGCCAATGGTAATTTCACTAACGTAAATATAGTTGATGGTCAAGTTGGTAGTGCCCTTACAGTTGGTGCTGCGACAACCTTTAAAGAAGATTTGGTTGTCAATGGTAATGCAAGGGTTACTGGCATTCTTACTGTTGGTACAGGAACGATTCAAATTGATGGTGATAACAGCACCATCTCTGGTGTTGATGGTGGTACATTCACAGATGTAACTGCAACTACCACTGACACACAAAGTCTTCGTGCAGTTGCTGGTGTTGTCACTACATTGACATCCACTAATGCAACTATTGCTGATCTGAATGTAACCGCTGATGCAAGAGTTGGTTCTGCATTGACTGTAAGTGGTGATCTGTTAGTTGTTGGCAATCTGACCGTTGAGGGAACAGAAACAATCATCAATGTTGACCGTTTAGACGTTCAAGATAAGACCATTGGTGTTGCATCAACATCCACAGCTTCCAACACAACTGCTAATGGTGCTGGATTCTTTGTTCATGGTGGTAGTGATGGTGATAAGGAAATCCTGTGGCAAAGTGATACAGCTTCATTCGAAGTCAATCAGGATTGGTTACCATCTGCTGATGGAACCTATGACCTTGGTGCCTCTGGTCAAGAGTGGCAAGATCTTTATGTAGATGGAACTGCAAATATTGATAGCTTAGTTGCTGATACTGCCGACATCAATGCTGGTACGATTGATGGTACTACCATTGGTGGATCATCTGCAGCTGAAGGTACGTTCACTAACTTAACTGCTGCTGATGCAAACATCACTGCTGATGCAAGAGTTGGTGCTGCACTGACTGTCACTGGTGACGCTACATTCCAAAGTGATGTATTTCTTGGTGATAGTGATAGACTGAAATTTGGTGATGAAAATGACTTACAGATTTATCACGATGGATCTAATTCTTACATCAGAGACCAAGGTACTGGTGAAATAAGATTAGAAACAAATAATTTTAGAGTTAGAAACGTAGTAAATGGTGAAACTATTGCACAATTCACTGCTGATGGATCAGTAAAACTCTACTACGACAACGCCAAGAAAATTGAAACCACGGCTTATGGTGTTGATGTAACAGGAACCACTGGTACTGATAACTTAAGCGTTACTGGTGTTTCAACATTCACTGGAACCATTGATGTTGATGGTCAAGCCATCTTTGATGACATCACTGTCTCTGCTGCATCAACATTTACTGGAGCTATTGATGCTAATGGTGGTGCTAATATTGCTGGTGGTTTAGTTGCTAACTCCGTTCAAGTTTCAGACTTAACAGACAATCGTGTTGTTCTTGCTGGTACTTCTGGTGAACTGGAAGATAGTGGCAACTTGACCTTCGATGGCACCACCTTAGCTGTAACTGGTAATCAAACTGTTAGTGGAACCATTGATGTAGACGGCCAGGCTATCTTTGATGACATTACGGTCTCAGCTGCATCAACATTTACGGGTCTATTAGATGCTAATGGTGGCGCAACAATTGATAACGTTAGAATTGGTGTTGCTGGTAACAATGAGATTGATACATCAACTGGCAACTTAACGATTGATTCAGCTGGTGGTACTACAACCATTGATGATAATGCTAGTGTTAGTGGTACTTTAGGAGTCACTGGTACAACTACATTAACTGGTGCTCTGGTTGCTAATGGTAATGTAGATCTTGGTAATGCCACAAGTGATACTATTACTGCTACAGGTCGTTTTGATAGTGACCTTACACCTTCTACGGATTCTGCTAGGGATCTTGGTTCTACGTCTCTGAGATGGGCTGAGGTTTGGAGTGATCAAGTAGTTGCTGATAACATTCAAATTGCCGTAACTGGTACTAATGAAATTGATACTGCTAGTGGCAACTTAACGATTGATTCTGCTGGTGGTACTACAACCATTGATGATGCATTAACTGTTACTGGTGATGCTACCTTTAATGGAACCATTGATGTTGATGGTCAAGCCATCTTTGATGACATCACGGTTTCGGCTGCATCAACGTTCGTTGGTAACGCTGAGTTCCAAAGTAATGTAAGTCTTGGTGATAGTGACATATTAAACTTTGGTGATGGTAATGACTTACAGATTTATCACAATGGAACCGAAAGTATTATTAGAGATGTTGGAACAGGTAACCTAAAGATTAGAGCGGTTGACCAGATTAATTTAGAAAATAATACTGGTACAGAAACTTATGCTAATTTCATTAATAATGGAGCAGTAGAACTCTACTACGACAACTCCAAGAAATTTGAAACCACTGCCTACGGTGTTGATGTAACTGGTACTACTGGTACTGATGGTCTTATCGTTTCTGGTGTTTCTACATTCCAAGGTAATGTAAATCTTGGTGATAATGATAGGATTAGATTCTATGATCCGAACACTACAATTTATGGAACTTCGCAAGGTCTATATGTTACAGCTTCTGGCAATAGAGATATAACAATTGAGTCCAATAATTCTGGCGGTAGTGCTGGAGATATTCAATTAAGAACTGTACAGGGTGGTAAAGTTTATGTTACTGGTACTGGTGGTGTAGGACTTTATCATGCTGATACTTCATTAAAACTTGAAACTACTAGTACTGGTGCAGTTGTAACTGGTACTACTGGTACTGATGGTCTCATTGTTTCTGGTGTTACCACTACAACAGGAACTCTGGATGCTAATGGCAACGTAACTGTTGCTGGTACTCTGGATGTTGATGGTCAGGGTATTTTCGATGACATTACTGTTTCGGCTGCGTCCACATTTGTCGGAAATGTAATTGCTCAGGGTAACGTCACGATCAACGGTGATTTGATCGTTGAGGGTACTCAAACAATTATCAATGTTGACCAACTTGATGTTCAGGACAAGACAGTCGGTGTTGCGTCTACATCTACTGCGTCAAATACTACCGCTAATGGTGGTGGATTCTTTGTTCATGGTGGTTCTGATGGAGACAAAGAAATCCTATGGCAGAGTGATACTGCATCGTTTGAGGTCAACCAATCATGGCTTCCATCTGCTGATAATTCTTATGATCTTGGTGCTTCTGCACAAGAATGGAGAAACCTTTATCTTGATGGAACCGCTAACATTGACTCTCTGGTTGCTGATACCGCAGACATTAATGCTGGTACGATTGACAATGCCACTATTGGTGGAACCACACCAGCTGCTGGTACATTCACAGACTTGAAAGGTGGAAACGTTCAAGTTGGTACAACAGGTGATAATGAGATTGATACTTCTTCAGGTAACCTCACTATTGACTCTGCTGGTGGTACTACAACCATTGATGACATTCTTTCCGTCAGTGGCAACGCCACCTTTAGTGGAACCATTGATGTTGATGGTCAAGCCATCTTTGATGACATCACTGTCTCGGCTGCGTCCACATTCACTGGTTCCATAACCGCTAGCACGTTGACTGCAAGTGGTGACATTACTGCAAACGGAAACATTGTTGGTGATGATTCCACAAACATCTCTGGTATTTCTTCTGTAACTGCATCAACATTCTTCGGTGATGGTTCTGGACTCTCTAACACTGGTGCTACTCTGAGTGCTGCTTCTGGATCTCAAAGAGTTGTCCTTACCAGTTTGACATCTGGTACTATGACTTCTGCGGCTACTGAAGCTGCACTTGCATACAACGCTACCAGTGATACTCTTACTGCTGGCACATTCAGTGGTTCTGGTGCTTCCTTGACCAGTATTCCTAATGGTGCTCTGGACAACTCCACAATCTCTGGTGTTTCTCTGGGTTCTAACCTGAATACTCTGACTAGAGGTTCTTATCTGACTGGATCCAACTACAATGGATCCAGTGCAACTACTTGGGCAGTTGATGCAACTAATGCAAACACTGCATCCAAGATTGTTGCTAGAGATGCATCAGGTAACTTCAGTGCTAACATTATTACAGCATCTCAATTTAGTGGTAATGCTACCAGCGCAAGTACACTCCAGACAGCTAGAACAATTAACGGAGTTTCCTTTGATGGTTCTACCGGCATTACTGTTGAACCTTATGTTGAAGATGATGCAGGTACAAACGCCACCCGTTATCTTACCTTTGTTGATAGCACCACAGCTGGTTACAAGAGACTGAATGAAGACGCCAACCTTTCATACAATCCATCATCAAACGTACTGACTGCTGGTACATTTAGTGGTTCTGGTGCTTCTTTAACCAGTATTCCTAATGGTGCTCTGGACAACTCCACCATCTCTGGAACCTCATTGGGTTCTAATTTTCCCACTCTGTATCTGGCAACATCAGGAACAGGTCTTTCTGGTTCCACACAATATAATGGAACCTCAGGGACCACTTTCACTGTCACCTCCAACGCAACTAATTCAAACACTGCATCCACAATCGTTGCTAGAGATTCATCAGGTAACTTCTCTGCTGGTACTATTACGGCTACTCTGTCTGGAACTGCAAGTAATGCTAATACTCTTGATAGTCTGGACAGTAGTCAGTTCTTAAGGTCCGATTCTAGTGATTCTGCGACTGAACGAATATCCTTCTCAGCAAATAGTACTAATAATTGGGATACCATAGCAACGGCAACTGGTTCTCAGGGAGCAATTGAAATTCGCAACGATGGTGTTGCAAATGATGCTTTTATGGCATTCCATTCTGGTGGTGACTATGCCTTCTACTTTGGTCTTGATGCAAGTACCAATGACCTTGCCGTTGGTGGTTGGTCGATGGGTGCTAACAAATATAAAGTATGGCACCAAAACAACGATGGTTCTGGATCTGGTCTAGATGCTGATACTGTTGATGGTGTTCAAGCCAGCAGTTTCCTGCGTAGTGATGCTGCTGATACTAAAACTTCTGGTAACCTTGGATTTAGCGACAACGTTAAAGCAACGTTTGGTACTGGTAACGATCTGGAAATCTTCCACGACGGAAGCAGCAGTAATATCAAAGATGTTGGAACTGGAAATCTTCAGATTTTTGCTGACGACCTTTATATTCTTAAAGCTGACGGCTCTGAAACAAAAGCTCAGTTTAATTCAAATGGAAATGTCAGGCTGTTCTACGATAGTTTTGAAAAACTAGCCACCACCTCAGGTGGTATTCAAGTTACTGGTACTGTAACTGCTACCTCCGACATCAAACTGAAGGAGAATGTTACAACCATTGAGAATGGTCTTGATAAGATTTCTCAACTGCGTGGTGTTGAGTTCGACTTCAAATCAAATGGGCAACACTCTTTGGGTGTTATCGCACAAGAAGTTGAACAAGTTCTTCCTGATCTGGTAACTACAAATGAGGAAGGAATTAAATCGGTTGCTTATGGCAACCTCACCGCAGTCCTGATCGAAGCCGTGAAGGAACTGAAGGCAGAGGTTGCAGAACTGAGAGCCAGACTGGACGGTTGAGGGACTGGCACGGGGCCTTGACAAAAGGCCCCTCGCCTAGATATATTAGTCAAGTCGTCAGTTCTGGACCCATGACCGCCTCCTTGATGCAGAAACGTCGTTACCGCGTTGTGTTGGATCTTGAGATCCTGGATGATAGTCATCCCGCAGATTTCAACTGGGAGAACATGATTGACATCGGCCCAGGTGAGTGTGTTAATCTGGTGCGTGTTGATGAGGAAGAGGATGACCTCTGGTAAGCCATTTACTGCGAAGTAAATAGCCTCACATATACTGCACAGGAAACACATGAATCTCACCTTGCAAGAAGTTGACGCACTAATTACTGCGTTGCAACTGATGAACATTACTGATCAAAATCGTCAAGAACAACTTCTTGGTGTAGACTACAAGGAGATCTGTAAAAAACTGGAGAACCATCGTTTCAACATGACTTCATTCTAATGAAACTTCTTTTTGTTATTTCTGGTGTCTGGTTTCTTCATTGGTTATGTCTGTTGCCCTCTCGTTTAGTGGCTATCGCCACCGCAAACGACTTGTCCGCTCAGCTGTGGACTGGTTTGTATCAAACTTCATTGGTAAGTATCAACTAGAGATTGATATTCAGGACCGAGGATTGAATCGTGAAGGTCTCTTCGGAGCCTGCACAATTCTTGACAAGAACTCCCGTCCCAGGGAGTTTCTTATTGAGATGAATAATACTCTGGACGATATGGCTTACTTGTCCACATTGTTCCATGAGTTAATTCATGTCAAACAACGTGTGTTGGGTCAATTCAAAACCAAATATGATAAAGATTACTGGTTTGGGAAACTGATTGATCCTGACACAGAATATAAAAACCTCCCGTGGGAGGTAGAGGCTCACCAGTGTGAGGGTTCCGTAACAGAACTTTACCTGGAGAGCCTTGCCACTCCTCTCTGAGGGTGGTATATTACTTAGGTAATCGGGACAGGGAACTTAGTTCCCACCTTGGTTGCAACTTGTTAAACTTTCAAAG